TGCCATCATCAAATGACACAGACCCTCATATCCGAAGTCGTTGTAAACCTTGTTCACAACCATGCCGCAGTAGTTAGAGCGAAACATCTCGTCGGACTTGCGCGCACCAGCAATAAAATCACTGAGATACGCTAAAAACTCGTCTCTGCTTGGAATTTCTTCCTCGTCATTAAAGTCTGACATAGATATCCAATCTCGTTTGACAAAAATATTTGCGCGACATGAACATTATCGCATTGCGCAATGTCAAACTAGCGAAAGAATAAATTTTTCAGATTGAACCTTGGTCTTTGAAACCCACGAGTACATATTCATTGACGCATTTGCGCGGTCAAGTGTGTCAGCGTCGCGATAGTGGTCAAGATATTCGCCGATTGCGTTAAGCATTGACCAGCCATTCTCTCCGTACCCGCCAGCGTTGTTTGAATTCCTGTAGATGTCCCTAACGACTGCCCAGACCTGCTCACGATTCTCTTCTTGACGCTGAGTTTCTTGCGTTTTCTTTGGGAATGCGTTAGAAATCACTTTGTCAAGTTTTACTGGATTCATTGGGATTGTCAGGAGTTTTTCTGCCGTACGGCTGAACTCCGTAGCCCACTCCGTAGACATGCGTAGGACCGTCTGAGCCTCTTCCATTGCAGAGTCCGCATTACGGGTGTGACGGGCCGTAAACACGCTCCTAGCGGCGTCTAAGCCTGCGATAACAGTGTTCTTGCATACAGCACGAATTGATGTGTTAGCAAAGGTGATTGGTGTCTTTCCGTTGTGGCCGTTCCTGACGAGCAAAAAGCGCTCAATCTGGTCATTAACCCCAGTTGGGTCAATAACCAGCCCACCGAGGTCAATGCAGGCGAAGAATTCACGACCGCCATCAAGAACTCCAACGGTGTCAACCACTGCGTCACCCTTTGAAGCGCCGACAACATCTAATGCGCGGTCCAAGACCTCGCGATTTTGTTGAACGACAAAACGAGTGCCCACTGTTGATAGGCCGTCAAATGTTCCATTTGGATTAACGCGCACGGTAGCCCTGGAGTCATCAATAATGACTGGGGTTCCGTCTGGATTGCGCAGCATGTTGCCCTCTGCGTCAATTGCAGCCACGCTCGCGAGAACAACATCAAAGTCAGCCTGAGCCGCTACGAGCATCTGCTCTGCCGTGAGTGCGTCTTTGTCCATTGGCTTGCCTAGTCGGTGCCATGGGATTTCCCTATTTGAATACGCCATCTTGGCGCGTCCGTCTTTTCCGATTTCTATGTTATGTGCCATGCAGACATACTATCGGATAAATCTAGCGAAAGGCGTACTACACCATCAAAGGTTTTCTTGACGCAATTATCGGGCTAGGGTGGCACCATGACTACTATCTACGATTTCATAGACGAATCTATTCAAAACTTGCTTTCTAGGTCCATTGCGGGCAAAAAAAACTTCATGAAAATCACAGAAGTTGTTGATTTGCTGCTGAAAATTGAGGAATTGATACCCGAAATCGTCATTGATGGGGACGAATTTGTCAAGTACTTTAAAGGAAATCAGCAGAAGTTGTAATCAGCCCGTAATCATTTGATAGACTAGATGTACTTGCGATAAAGATACATAGCGCGGTAATTACTAGGACGCCGCAGACATATCCACCGATAGCAGGAGAGAAAATTGAAAACAATTACTGGATGGGGAATTTCTTTACTTTTTTTCACCCTTGGCATGGCGATACCAGCCGAGGCGGCAACAGCGCCGACAGTTGATTCATGGAGAGAACCCTCCCAATCAGCACAATTGTCACAAAAACAAGAGGAAAGACGAACGCAATCGGAACCTCCAATCGTGTTTGCCCACGGGGATATTTCTTGGCTTCCCCAACTAGCCGCCGAGGCTGGCTGGCCTAAAAAGACTTGGACAAAGTTGGGCCAAATCATTCTTCGTGAGTCAGGTGGATGCCCAAACCGAATCGGAAGTTCAATCGTTGACAAGAACTGCAACATCACGGGATACACCAAGGCGACCAATAAGTCGGACTCGGGTCTGTTGCAAATAAACGGCGTGAACTGGGACATGAGCCGAAACAAAAACGCCATTGCGTGTGTTCAATTTGGATTCTGCTCCCAGAAGTCACTTCTTGACCCTGTGAATAATCTAAAGGTCGGACGAGAACTGTTTAGGCTCGCTGGATGGGACCCATGGGACCCGTGCGCATGGGGTCCTGAATATGCACATAGATGCAAATAACTAGGTAGGCTCCAGCCATGAATATTCGTGGCGAAATCCTGGTTGATACAGCAAAAATTATTGATGGTGAACGCAATAGTTCGTACGGCGAACCATTTGACGACTTCACAACAACTGCAGAGTTCTGGCAAACATACCTTGAACGCACCATCCTTCGGCGCGGAGGGTTAATCATGAAGCCGCACGATGTTGCGGCGATGATGAACCTACTAAAGACTGCTCGTTTAACATGGACTCCAGAAAATGAGGACCACTGGAAAGACGCAATTGGCTACTCTGCATGCGGCTGGGAGTGCGTAACAAAAGAAGCCGATAAAAAGTGAGTGGTTATAACCCTGGCTTTGATATCAGCCCAAATTTTGATGCCGACCTTGCGTTTGGTCAACAAGGCGAAGAGTCGGTAAAGAAGTTTTTTCAGAGCCTGATATCAGGTTCAAGCGAAGTAAAGACCGATAGATATCGCAATGGCAGGATGGTGGTGGAAACAGACCAAAACCCGTATAACAAAGGGTGGAAAAAGTCTGGAATCAATGTAACCACAGCACAATGGTGGGTCTACATCTACTCGCTTGGCGAAGCATTCGTGATTGTTTCGGTTGAGCGGTTAAAGCGGTACTTGCGCGCCAATCCAAGCCGTTTTAACGAGGAAACAAAGGGTGATTTTGCTCGCAATTCAGACAATCCTACACGAGGCTTTCTGCTTGAACCAGATGAAGTGATGGACATGTTATACAACAACAAGTACGACTGAAATATGGCCTTTGACTATGTAAATTCCTTTTATGAAGGTGGAACTTGGGCTAAAAAAGTGGCGCGCCGACTAAACGACAGCGGTATTCGCTGCCGCGCAACCGAAGTTCAAATTGCAAAGAGCAATGAGGAGCGCGAATTTATGACCAAGCATGAAAAGGACATCGTTTTTGAATGGTCCGAAAACTGTCTTGAGGTTAAATCATCAACCAGAGACTTCACTGATGATGTTCTTTCCTATCCATTCAATTCTCTTTTTGTTGATACCGTTTCTGGCTACGATGCAAAGGTCAAAAAACCAGCAGCATATGTTTTGATTTCACAAATATCGCACGGCATAGTTTGCATCTCCCCAAAGACATATGAGAAGTGGAGAAAAGTCAGTGCATTTGATAAAAAACGAGAAATAAATGAGTGGTTCTATAGCGCCCCAAAAGATATCCTTATCCCATTCAGCACTCTTGTTGAGTTCTTAAACAAGAAACAAGATGGCGGATGGTGGGAATAAAAGCAATGGAACATGGCATGGAAACTGAAAAATGTGGAGTTTCTTGGTGTGATGTTTATGACATGACGCCATGGAAGGCTCAGTGTTCTTACGAAGGAACAGGAAAATGCGGTGCGCAAGCAGAATACGAAACGAGGGAAATAATGGATAAATCAAAAATAGCAAAAATGGATATGGAAACATTCCGCCAACTTAAAGACGCAGAAAACGAGCGCGACAAGTGGAAAGAAATCGCCACCAAACTGACCAGCAATGAGGTTGAAGGCTGGGAGTCTGAATCAGAAATCATGGCGAAGAAGGCGCTTAGCCTTGAATTTGAACGCGACCGATGGAAGGCAATCGCTGGCGACGCGCGAGGAGAGGCTGAAAAATGGTGCAATCTTGCTGGAGTAATGCATCAGTATCTAGTTGAGGGCAATCCATACGAAGCAATGGAAGTTTACGAACAGACAGCCAAGAAATGAGCGAGATGACTTACGAAGATTTTCTGGACAGAGTCCAAAATCCTGTCACCAAGTGCCTCATGCACGATGACGCGACAAATGCGGCGAATTTGATTGAATTATGGCGAAAAACGGCAGTTAAATTGAGTTACTGGGCAGAACACGAGGATTTTGATGCAATGCGCCACGAACTTGCACATGCGTATATGCTTGAAAAGGCAATTATCAACAAACTCAGTGCACAATAGGTTGGATAAATCTAACCGACTACAGGAGCCGTTATGAAAGTTATAGACACCCACGAAGTATCCATAGATATTTTCGGTGATGGCAAGGATATTTGGTCAGCGCGGTGGGCTGGCGGCATAGAGGTTGACATCTACAGGGGTGATGCGATTAATAACCGCATGGTTGCTCAGCATGTACTACGCTTGCAGTTCCCAGGAACCGACCTGAAAGAGTTTGTTTATTGGGCGGAATCAACCCTGAACGACTGCATCAAGAAAGCCGAAAATCCATATGGCAAAGAAGAAGTACTCTCATAACCATTTGATGATTAATGCCGAGACGGCATTTCCAATCACCAACAAGCGGCAACTGCGCAGGTTCCTGAAAGGCACTGCAGAGACAATCGGCGTTCATCGCCTCGGAGGCACGCGCGTGCGCTACTGCAGGCGCGCGGGCGCGCGAGGGCTTATTGGCTCACTCATGCTGGATACTTCACACAT